GCCATCTTTGAGAGTCCGTTTGATCGCAATTATAAATTCTACTGGAAGGAGCTGGGAAAGGATGCCTGCTGGTTTTGGGAAAATCATTCGCGAAGAGATGCAAAAAATGGATATCTATGAACCAGCTTTTGAGCTGACTGTTTTAGGCCTTGATAAGATCCTGAAGGATTTGAAAACAGTAAGTAAACAGTTTAAAGATTCTGGATCTGCTTTTATCATAGACGATGGCAAGGGAAAGCCGATCCGGAACCCTCTGTATTTGATACAGTCGGATCTACGAAACCAGGCACTCAGATATCTGAACAGCCTGGGCCTTACGGCAGAGGGCAGACACCGCGTAATTGGGAAAGTCCCAGCTAAACCGGAACCGCCTAGCGTGACAAAATTTGGTAGAGTAATGGAGTTGGTGAGGTAATGGCTAATCGGTGCCCGTTTACAACGGTCGAGGGTCTCCCCTATCTGTGCTATCGTGAGTTTGACCCAATCTATACGTGCGTTTGGTGGGATGTAGCACACACATGTTGTCAAGCGCCGAGAGGGTGAGAACATCTTGAGAGTCGTGCATAAAACGGAAGATTTTTCTAGCCACCTACTGGATGTATTTGAGTATGTGGATGGTAATCTACAGAAACCAGAGGAAGCGTGTACTGAGATAGTGCAGGCTTGTTCCCGTTTTCGGCGCGACGTGATTTTTGAAAATTTTATTTTTGATCCGGCTTTGGCTGAGATTGCCATTGAAATTATCGAAACGTCACTGGTCCACCAGAAGGGCCAAACGCTAGAAGGCGTACCCTTGCGTGGGAAACCTTTGCTCCTTGAGCCGTGGCAAAAATTTATTATTTTTAATCTTTTAGGATTTTTTAAGAAAACTAACCAGAAGTTGAAATTGCGTCGATTTAAAGAGGCATTCATTTTCATTCCTAGAAAAAACGGGAAGACTACTTTCATAGCGGCTCTGGCCTGGGCGCTGGCTATCCTTGAAAAAGCTTCCTGTTCCACGATATACATAGTTGGTGCGGTTTTGCGGCAGTCTCTGCAGTCCTTTGATTTTATCCGGTATAATGTTTCCGCGTTAGGGGAGACAGCCCAGTTCCGCGTGCTGAACAGCTCTCAGGAGCATAGCATATCTAGAGAGTTTGAGGACGGATCAGCGATGCTAATACAAGCTTTGGCCGCGAATCCAGACGCCCAGGATTCGCTGAACTGTAACATTGGTATCGCTGACGAAATGCACGCGTACAAATCTCCTAAGCAATACACGATCATTAAACAGGCTATGAAGGCATATGCCAATTGGCTAATGATCGGGATAACTACTGCAGGGGATGACATGACCAGCTTTTGCTACCAAAAGTTATTGTCCTGTAAGAGTATCTTAGACGGCACCGCTACTGACGATTCCTATTTTGTTTTTATCAGCAAAGCCGATCAAGATACCAAAGGTGAGGTGGACTATCTAGATCCGCTCCAGCACAAAAAGGCTAACCCGAACTATGGGGTGAGTATAGGGCCCGAGGACATAGCGGAAAGCGCAAGGCAGGCACAAAATGACCCGCAATTAAGGAAAGATTTTCTATCGAAAGAGCTAAACATTTACACTTCCGCGATGAACGCGTACTTTAATCTTGAAGACTTTAGGCGTTCTGATGCAAAGTATAACTGGACGCTGGAGGAGCTGGCTAAACTCCCCACATATTGGTATGGCGGGGCGGATCTAGCTAAGCTATTAGACCTGACGACAGCCGCGCTGTATGGCGAATATAAAGGTGTTGGAATACTGATCACCCATGGATGGTTTCCTATAGTTCAGGCCCGAGCCAAAGCGGAAGAGGACAGCATTCCGCTGTTTGGGTGGATGGATGAAGGTCAACTAACTTTGTGCAACTCTCCTACGACAGAGTATGACGATATAACCAAGTGGTTTGTGCACATGCGGGGTATGGGTTTCCAGATCAAACAAGTGAGTTTTGACCGAAAATTTGCGCATAAGTTTTTCTTATCTATGCGTAAGCAGGGTTTCAAGATGGTAGACCAGGTGCAATATTTTTATAAAAAATCTGCTGGTTTTCGGTATATTGAAAAATTAGCGGCGGATGGGAGACTGTACTACTGTCATAGTTCAGCGTTTGCATATTGCGTTCAAAATGTACGGGCCATAGAGAAAACAGATGATATGATCGAGTACATGAAAGTTATGCCAGAACGGAGAATCGACTATTTTGACGCCGGAGTTTTTGCCGTGATCCGGTATTTAGAGAGCCTGGAAAAAGCCGGGTTGGTTGGACAACTGGTAGGGGGTGGATCAGCTGGGTAAGATAGAGACTTTAGATCTGACCAAAGCGGCAGAGCCTGTTGCGGATAAGCGAGAGTCTGCAGGGTCGGTATCTTGGCTGTGTAGCCCCGGCGCGTATAAAATGTTGTGTGAGTCCGGATATACGCCACTTAATCGGAACCCAGAAGTCAGGATCTGTGTGGATAGAATGGCGACTTTAATCAGCTCCATGACCATCCATCAGATGGAAAACACAGGCAACGGAGATCGTAGGATTACTGACGGGCTGTCGCGTCTCGTGGATATAGCGCCGTCAAGATACCTAACACGAAAAGACTGGCTGTATCTGATCGTTAGGTCTCTTCTACTAGACGGAGAAGGAAATTCTATAGTACTGCCGAAGATATCTAACGACTATGTGGCTGATCTGTTCCCAGTTCCGCCCAGCGTGGTCAGCTACCAGCCAACCAAAGAGGGGTATGCGGTCAGGATCAACGGTTCGCTGTTTGATCCAGAAGATTTGTTGCATTTTAAGCTATATCCAGATCCAGAGTGTCCGTATTGGGGCAGCGGTATACGGGTGTTGCTCAGGGATGTTTTGAAGACGTTAGCTCAGGCGGGGGCTACCACAAGAGATTTTCTGAACACACCTCGGCCGGCCGTAGTGGTTTCTGTGGATAGTACGGAGCAAGATCTGCAGAGTCTGGAAGGTCGAAAGAAGATTTTCGACAAGTACGTAAATACTGTAGATACTGGTGACGCCTGGGTCATCCCAGGTGAGATCATCAAGGTAGAGCAACTAAAACCATTATCACTGAAAGATCTAGCTATAAGTGATTCGGTTACCTTGGATCGGCGTTTCATATCGGCGCTATTTGGGGTCCCTCGGTTTTTTCTTGGGACTGATCAATATAATCGCGGTGAGTTTAACCATTTTATCACCACTACTTTAAGAAGCATATGTCAAGTGCTGGAACAAGAAATGACCCGGAAGATCTTGATCAGCCCAACGAGATACTACCGATTCAACCCTCGCGCCCTGCTAGACTATAGTGTTACTGAGCTGGCTAATATCGGAACCCGGCTAAGACCGGTAGGCGTTATGAACGGGAATGAGGTCAGGAACTGGGTAGGGCTAGATCCATCAGACGCGCCGGGAATGGATGATTTCATTATTACGAAGGCCGGAGGAACGCCGGTTGATCTTGAGGGGGGTCTGAAAGGAGGACAGGATGACAGTGGCGACGTTGGACAGGGAGCGGCGGGATCAAGTGTGGACTAGGCGCGTTGTGAGTCTGTCGGATAGAGAGTTCGAAACGCGCGAAGAAGATGGACAGAAAGTTATAAAGGGCTATTTTGCAGTTTTTAATCAGTCTACAGAGCTATACCCTGGTGTGACTGAACACATTAGTCCTGGTGCTTTTGCTGGGGCCACAGATGTACGGGGTTTGATTAACCACGACACATCTAAAGTTCTGGGTCGCACTAAAGCCGGAACGCTGAAGCTAGTAGAGGACAGCTACGGTCTGTTTGGAACGATCATTGTGAACAGCGATGATCCTGACGCGGTAGGTATGTACGCCCGTATTCAACGCGGTGATGTGGATCAAGCGTCTTTTGGGGGGTACATAGTATCTGAGAATTTCAAGGATCTAGGCAACAAAAAGTACGATTTTGAGATCCTGGAGTTCGATCTGTGGGAAATCAGCCCGTGCACTTTCCCGCAGTACGAGCAAACAGGATTGAGTACCAGAACTCGGACGATATCTGATCATGAAGATCAGCTTCGTCGAGAGGCTTTAAAAAAACGATTATTAAGGGGGAAACTGGGATGTCAAAAGGACTAACGCAACTAAGAAGGATAAAGCAGGCTGAAGATATCGACGATCAGATCTCGAAACTTCTGATTGAACAGGCGGGGTTTGACGTTCGTAGCAAACAGCTTGAATCAGCTTTGCGCGACGCGACGGGCGCGGGTTTAGAAACAGTCGGAGCCGATATCGACGCTTTTGAGCAGCGTCAAAGCGAAGTAGCAAGCCGCCTGAAGGAGTTATATGTGGAAAAAGCTAAGCTGGACCAAGAACTTTCTGAGCACAGCCGCCATGCTGAAGAGACGGTCACAAGAATCGGGATGATGTCTGGAGCCACCTCCGAATTCTCGGAGGAGCTAGGATTTTTCCGCCCGGTCAGCTTCACGCGTGAAAAAGGCAGAGAGATGGTAGCCCGAACAGATGTACGAGACTTTTTAGATCGGATTCGAAACGTCATTAGATCCGGCGTCACTAACGCCGAAATTACGATCCCTGATGTTTTTCTCGGCGTGCTCAGGGATAACCTGGACAAGTATTCCAAATTGATCAACGTTGTTAATCTGCGGCAGATCACAGGCACAAGCCGAATCATCATTCGCCCCGCGCCGATAGAAGCCATCTGGACGGAGCCATGCGCAAATTTAAATGAGATGACATTTATTGTATACGAAGCTGAACTTGATGGCTACAAAATTGGTGGATTCATTAAGATCTGTAATGCTACGTTAGAAGATTCCGCATACTTACCTCTTGCGGATGAGATCACGACAGAACTAACTCAGGGAATCGGTCTCGGTCTGGATAAAGCGATCCTGTACGGAACGGGCGACAAGATGCCTGTAGGCATAGTGACACGTTTAGCCCAGACGGCCCAGCCGGGATATTGGCTGGCTACCTCGCCCCCGTGGACAGATCTGTCTACTAGTCACATCAAGACACAAAACCTTAGCACTTTGCCGCCTGAAAAGTTTTTTGCCCAAATTTTGCGGATGACAGCGGCAGCCGAGCAGAACTATGCTACCGGCGGCACTTTCTGGGCTATGTCGCGGAAGACCTGGTTGGAACTTCAGGCTATGGCCGTAACAATTAACGCGGCGGGGGCAATAGTTGCTTCAGCCGGTCAGACGCTCCCTATCGAGGGCGGCAGGATCGTTTTGTTAGATTTCATCCCGTATGGAGACATCATAGGCGGTTTTGGGTCCCTGTATATCTTGATACAGCGCCACGGGTTGGTTATGCGGCGTAGCGAACATAGGTTCATTATTGAGGATGATACGGTTTTCACGGGAACGATGCGTTTCGACGGGAAACCAGTTATCGGTGAGGGTTTTGTAGCATTTAATATTAACGGTGCGGCGGTTACCAAAACGATCCCATTTGCGCCGGACAAGGCTAATGAACCTGCACCGGAACCTGCACCGGAACCTGCCCCGGCACCTTTGCCGTAAGGTAAGACGTAAAGAAACAAAGTAAACGGGGGAGGGCGCGTGTGATGGTTTTATCCTTATTAAAAGCCGCGCTAGGGATATCTAGCGCTGTTAGGGACGAATATTTGCAAGCCATCATAGATTCCGTTTTGACCGAGCTTAGAGATGTCAACGGTATGGTTTTCGATCTGACTAGGCCGGATCATCTGCTTTTTGTGGTTGATCTAGCAGAATGGCGCTATCGCGGACGCGGGACGACACAACCGATGCCACCTCACCTTAGAACGAGATATTTGGATTTTTGGGTTAGTTTGGGGGGTCAGCCGGATGGATAGATCAAGATACGATACCCGAAATTCTTTTGATGAACCGTTAGTTCTTATTGCATCAGATGGCAGTCAAACAAGTGTTCTGTGTGATACTAGGTCTATTGGGTCTAATGAGTTTTATAGTGCTGTGGGGCGCGGTTTGCGTCCTGAGAAACGGTTTGAGATTAGATCTTTTGAGTATGCAGGTCAACCTAAAGCACGGTTTGGTTCAGTCGTGTACAGTGTGATCCGGTCATATGAGAGCCGTGCTAATCCGGAAATTTTGGAATTGGTTTGCAGGCAAGTGGCGGCGGATGTTGGTGCTTGATATAGGGGTGTGACAGCGTGAGTGAGGTAAAAACGGACCTAGATGGGCTATCGGCAGCCATTGAAGCTGAATTAAGATCGTATACTGACGCAGTGCAAAAAGAAGTAGCGGTAGCTACCAAACAGACTGCAGATGAAGCCCTTAAGGAAGTCAAGAGTAGGGCGCCTGTGCGGGTTAGGCATAGTCGCGGGTATGCCAAAAGTTTTCGGGTGACTGATACCAGTCAGTATGGGTTTATTGAGTACAAAATCCATAACGCAAAACATTGGCAGCTTATTCACCTGCTAGAGAAAGGTCACGCGCTACGAACGGGTGGTCGTACCAGGGCATTTCCGCACATGAAACCAGCGGAAGAGTCCGCAGAAACAAGGTTAGCAGAAAGGATTATACAGATCCTGAAAGGATGATTAAAATATGTCGTTTGCAGCAGATAACAAAGTTGAATATGGTCTTAGTGATGTCCATGTAGCCTTTATGATCGATCCGGACGCAGAGATCCCATCATATGAGACTCCTATCGCCTGGCCAGGAGCAGTATCTTTTGTGCCAGCACCGCAAGGATCAGAAACAAAGCACTACGCGGATAATGGGGTTTGGTGGCTGAGCGTAGCTAACAACGGTCATACGATCACGCTGACAATGATGCACAATCCGCGCGGGCTGTCAAATAGGTTAGTTGGTCAGGCGATGGACGACAATGGTCTCATGGTAGAGTATGCCGATGTTACACCGCCGCATTTTGCATTGATGGGCCAAGCTAAGGGTAGCACAACCGACATAAGATTTATTTACTACGATTGTGTTGCTTCCAGGCCAACAATAGAGTACGCGACTATAGGAGAGACCACAGTTCCAAAAACGTACACCTATACTATTTCAGTGTCGCCGCTAAGACTTATGATTGAGGGTGAAAGTAGATTATTGGTCTCGGCTAAAAGGATGGCTGTTGATGGCCTCCTAGAATTCCAGGACTTTTTTAGGAGCGTACAACTACCGTCAGGCACGCCTAAATCGCCGGCCGCGCTACGCACTACCGGCGCTTCGTGGGCCGATACCGGGTATATTGGAAACCAGGACAGTGCTTATGAAATTGATTTCATGATGGAGGAGTACCAGGATACGACGGTGCTAAATACCGGATATATAGTGGCGCGATATTCTACCACGGCGGGCGTTAGTTTCTATTCTCACCCGACGTCCGGATCGCAACGTTTTGGTCCTAGCATTATCCCGTACAAATACGATCTTTATAAGCGACACAGGGCGCGGCTTGATCGAAACGGGCTTACTGTTGATGGGGTTCTGACGCCTCACCCGTCACCGCCTGGCAACTTTACCTTAGGGTATACGGTGCTAATTGGTCGAGGCAGTAACACAGGGTTGACTTTTGCCGGGGTAATGCGTTTTTACGGGATCAAGATCTGGTCTGGTACTAGCCTAGTACGTGACCTGGTGCCAGTAGAGCGCGGAAACTATGATTACAGCTCCATCCCAGCGCCTGAAAACTGCTTCTGGTGTAGGGAAACAGAGCAGTACTACACTAGCCTAGAAAGCGAATATGAATATATTGAAGCTGGCGCGGTCCCGCTTTCGGGTGTAGTGCCTATGGGTGGCATGGTTGCGCCACCAGCGGGCATTACTCCCCTGGGGGCGGCTGTACCAATGTCTGGTATGATCTCGCTTGCGGCAGCGCCTGAGGAAGTACCGACAGAGGAACAGTCGGTCATGCCGGAGGAGGAGACACCAGCGGAAGACGAAGCCTAGAATTTTTTTTTGGAGGGGTGACTAGTGCGAGATACGTATCTGGAAAGCATACTTGCGACCGCGTTTCCTCCGGTTACGGTCGGGTCTACGACTCTTGATCGTTTTGCGTATATGTTTTTTGAGCCCGGACTAGTTGTCCCGCCCCCTTTCGTGTGTTATTTTGCTGACAGGTCCCTGGATCTGTCAGCAGATAACTACAACAAACAACCGTTCTGCCCGTATATAGTAGAAGTATACATAGACAGCATTGATGACGACAGGATTGAACGTCTAGAACAGCTGTTCAGGGAGCACGAAGTATCATATGTACGCACGAATACATGGATAGAAGAAGAACAGCTTTGGCAAATCCTTTATACCATTAGATTCATGCAACCACAAGACATAAATGCGCCTGTTAGGTTCGATAAGTATGTGACCATACGTAGCAGGCTGGAGCGTGCGCACAGGCTGGAGTATTGGATCGCGACTACTAGCAGACCAGGTAAACGGGTGGCCATTGTTGGGGGTTTGCATGGCGACGAAATTGCGGGATCTGCGGCGGCTAAAAGCTTTGTTGATGATTTTCCTTTTGATCGTGGTACCTACTTAATCTTACCAAAGGCAAGCATGTTAGCCTGGAGATTGAGGGATCGGTACCCGGGGTTTAAGCGCCCCGGGTCCCTGCCTGAATCCGCAAGATTTACTCAGGCGCAAGGATATTATGACTTGAACAGGCGTTTTCCGGGATCTGCAAACGGGAATATTACCCAGAGGATCGCGCACGAGATATTAAGGATAACCGACAGTTTTAAGCCTGAAATATTTTTTGATCTGCACGAGGGGCGGTTTCCATATTTATACGATCCTGTGTCGGGTGAGGGCAATCGGCTCCTTGACGCAGATCCATCAGTGGGTGATCCTGCTGTAAGGGAGCGGCAAAAGATTGTTGTTGCGGATACGGTGGCGGCGTTAAACGCGTCTGGGCTTGTATCAGGATATGACTTTGTTCCGCACCTTTCTACGGTCGCGTATGTGCCGGGTCAAGAGACATGCTCTAGACATGCGGCCGGTCGGTATCCTCATGCGGTGGTTATGGCCACAGAGACCACACGCTGGGAAACGGTTATGTCGGCTCCACTAAAACAGTCCTTAGATACAAGGATTAAGCAGCACCGATTTATTGTTAAGCGTGTTGTTGATAAATATAACGAGGAGGGGTAGCGATTGTTTATAATAAAAATAGGCGACAAAAACTACAGATTTATGGCCAATATAGGTACTATGTTGACCTTTTCGCGGGAATTTGACGGCGCGGATATGCTTAAACTTTGGGAGGATCTTGCATCTGTCGAGTCGTTTAACGTGATCATATACTATCAATTTCTCTGGGCGATGAATCGCACAGCGGAATACGATCCTAATGTGGACTTTCCTGGCTTCTACGACTGGGCCATGGCCTTGGATGGGGGGGTAGATCTTCATAACGACCGTATACAGGCTAGCTTCGTGGAGGAGATCCAGCGGGGGTTTCTTGGCGCGAAGGTCGACAGTGGACCAGAGGGCGCCGACGCCGACGCCGACGCCGACAACGGGATCGACTCGTCAGATAGGTCCGGTGGATCTGGAATTGGTGGCGCTGGGCTTGAGGATGGGGCTAAGCTTTAGTGAGGTCTGTAGTTTTTGCGTAGGTGAGCTGTTGGCTTTGGCGGCGTGTATGACCGCCTCTGTAGAGGCGTCCGGCAGTCCGGCTAGTCCTACCAGGATGGCCACGCCCCAAGAAGTGGATCAACATTTTGGTATAGTAGGGAGCGTGTAACGTGACAGAGGCAAGAATCAGGGGCGTCACCTTCAGCCTTAGTGCCGACATGTCCCAAGTAGGGCAAGAACTTAAAAAGCAGGCCGACGCGGGACGCGATCTACAAAAAGAGCTTAAACAAGTTGATAAGCTCTTGAAGTTAGATCCATCCGGTACTGTCGCAGTGACCCAGAAACAGGCTCTGCTCGCTGACCAGATCGCCAACACACGGGATAAGTTGCGTGCGTTAGAGTCAATGCAGGAAAGCGTGAATGCCCAATTTAAAGCTGGAGAAATAAACGAGAAGCAATATAGGACCTTCCAACGCGAAATTGAAGAGACTAGAATAAAATTATCAGGTTTGGAAAAGACCCTGAAAGACCTGAGTAACCCTCTGAAAGAGTTGGGGGAGAATCTGCAAAAAACCGGCAGTAAAATGGTTAGCTTAGGGAAAGAACTATCCCTGAAAGTCACAGCGCCGATCATGGCTTTTGGTGCGCTGTCGGTTAAGACAGCAGCTGAGTATAATAGTGCTATGTCGGACATCCAGGCTAAGACGGGATACACAGCAGAGGACATGGAGCGCCTGGGTGCAGGCGTCCGGAGCGTGTCTAAAGATATAGGCGTAAACGTGGTTGACCTCGCGAAAAATACCAGTATGCTAGTGGATAGTACAGTTGACGTTGGACTGGTCATAGAGCAGATGACGCACGGGGTAAACCTCGCGGTTGGTGCACAAACCGAATTCGCGACGGTTTTCGATTTTACGAGCAGCGCAATGAAAACGTTCAAGTTAGGTGCGGACAAAACACAAGAGGTCATGGATAGTTTTGCTTTGGCCTCTACAAAGGGGAACGCCAGCCTAGCGGATCTAGCGGGGTCGTATTCAAATGCCGCTGGAGCGGCCAATAATGCCGGTTTAAGTATACATGATGTAAACGCAATATTAATTACTATGGCAGAGGCCGGATCCAGTGGGACTAAAGCAGGAACGGAATTAAATAGCATTCTAACTGAACTTTCCACCCCGTCAGCGAAAGCGGCTAAAGAGTTGGCGCGGTTAAAAATAAGCCTGTATGATTCCAGTGGTGCGGGGCGCGATACCTTCCAGATCATGCGGGAGCTGGAGCGGGCACTATCTGGCATGTCCGATAAGCAGCGGGCAACCACGGAATCAATAATTTTTGGTAGTGTAGCGCAAAAGGGCTGGACTCGCCTGATGTCAGAAGGCATTGACGAAATCTCGGCGTTGTCGGCAGAGCTTGCCACAGCATCTGATATGTATGACGGGATCGGTGCGGCGGCGGGGATGGCGCAGATTCAACAAGGAGATTTTGCCGGGCAGAGCGCAAAGTTTAAGGCAGCCCTTGCAGAGGTCGCTCTAGTTGTCGCTGAAAAAATAACTCCCGCGTTAACTAAGTTGACAGGAATTGCTACAAAATTAGCGAACAAGTTTTCGGAGATGTCACCAGCAACGGTAACGGTTGTTGTCGCTCTTGCGGCAGTTGCGGCGGCCATAGGCCCGCTTTTGGTTGCTGTTGGGGCCCTAGTCAATTCGGTAGGGACCCTGCTGGTAGCTCTGCCTAAAATAGCGGCGGCGTTTACCGCAGTGTCGTTACCCATGCTGGCTGTAGTGGGCATTGCGGCGGCGGTGGCAGCAGCGGGGTATCTGATATATCAAAACTGGGATAAAATTAAAGAGTTTTTTCTCGACCTGTGGGAAAAAATTAAGGATATATTTAGTAGTGCAAAAGATAAAATAACTGAGGGGCTTAAAAATTGGGGACCGACTTTGTTGGCGGTGCTCACGGGCCCCATTGGACTAATCGGACTGGCGATCTATAAAAATTGGGATGAAATAAAAGATCGCACAATAAACGCCTGGAACGGTATAAAAGATAGCATATCGGGCAGGGTGAACGCGATTAAAGATTTGATAGTAAATGCGTTCAATGCGATAGTGGATTTTATAAGCAAGTTGAGTTTCTTTGAACTGGGTAAAAATTTAATCCAAGGTTTAATTAATGGGGTTAAGGGAAAGACTGCCGATCTGCAAAAAGCCGGTGCAGACGCCGGAATGGCGCTGTTCAGAGCCGCACAAAACGCGTTAGAAATAAGCTCCCCGTCAAAAAAAGGGGTAGAACTAGGCGAGAATTTTGCGGATTCGGTTGGCGTTGGTGTAACTAAAAACACCACTAAAGCAGCAAAAGCGGCGGAGGCTATGTCTAAAAAAGTGTATGCCAATGCCAAGTTGTGGATTGAAAATTATAAAAACGATGTAGATTATTTAGCTGCTGAAGAGCTACGCATGTGGGAAGATTTAACCGCCAAATACACTAGCGTATCCAAAGAGCGGGTAGAGATTGACAAGAATATAGCCAGGCTGAGACTCGTTGTTGCCAAAGAATCCTTTGACCACTCTAAGGAGTGGATAGACCGCGAGAAAAAGTTTAAGCGCTTAAGTCTTACTGAAGAGGTTGAAGCCTGGGAGCGTGTCCAAGCTAGATATCTAGAGGGTACGGAACAGCGCAAAAAGGCAGACGAATCACTGTTTGAAGCGCAACAAAGACTACAAGCAGAAAGGGAAAATATCCAGAAAAAAATAACAGCCGCTGAAGAAAATTTAAGAAAAGCAGAAGAAGCAAGATACGTTGCTATAATGAATACATTCGGACTTTTTGAGCAGCTAAAAGAAAAGGAAGCTGTTATTGGTCAAGATCTCACTAAAAATTTGCAGGACCAGGTGACGGAGATCCGAAAATGGGCAGAAAGCCTAGAGGCGCTTGCCAAGCGGGGCGTTGACGAAGGACTCGTTGAGGAACTGCGAAAAATGGGTCCAAAGGCGAATAGCGAGATTATGGCCATGGTTAAGATGTCCGATACAGAGCTGGACAGATATAATAAGATATGGCAAGAAAAAAGCGAGTTAGCCCGCAAAATTGTAGTATCTGAAACGCAGGATCTGCGTAAGCAAACCAATCTAGAGGTCGCAGGACTAGCGAAAGATTTAGATCAGAAAGCCGGTAACGAGTTTAAAAAAGCTGGCATTAACACCATTCAGGGGTTCGTTAAGGGTTTCCGGTCGGGGATGCTAGATCTGCGTGATGCAGTGCAGGAAGCCGCCGACTATGCTAGGCGCACGCTAGATGATGCTCTAGAACGGCGGTCCCCCTCAAAAGTATTCGCGCGGGCCGGTCGTGATGTTATCACGGGGTTAGTCCAGGGCATTCGGGGCGGCATACCAGATCTTGGCAGAGTCATGCGCGAGGTGTCAGCGGGTATGACTATGGACGACACTAGAGCGCAAATATTTGGAGCGGCAAGACCGGCTGGTGGCAATACCCATAACGTGCAAAACACAGATAACCGCATCATAAACATTACGGTCCAGGATGGGGAAGACCTGCTTAGGATGCTACAGCGGATGGGGGTACGACTCTAATGGTGAGTGATCTCAGCCTAAGAATCGCAGGGAAAGAATACGTGTCTCAGTTATACCGGGGTAGCCTGACGATAGACCGGCGCATGACCCACGCGGTGGACCAATGCAAGTTTTCTGTTTATGCCGGTCCAACCGGGACCCCGCCCCAAGAGGGCGAAGAAGTACTTGTCATCAGGGATCGGAGGGAAATTGTGTTTGGTGGTATCGTGGTCAGCGCCACCCTTGCGGGAAAATCTGATGACCGTTGTGTGCAAATATGGGACATAGATTGCGATGACTACACTGCTCTACTAGACGGAAAACTGGTAGTCGAAACATATGAAGACATGTCTGCCAGTGAAATATTTTTAGATATCGCACGTAAATACATAGATGGTTTTACGGTCGAAGGAGTGCGTCTCGGTGCTCCTGCCATAGAGGATACCGGACCAGATCTATCCTATATACGACCGTCTGAAGCATTTAAATATTTGTGTGATTTTGTGGGTTGGGAGTGGGAACCAACATATACAAAGGACTTGCGTTTTTTCTCTTCGGAAGATTTACGCGCCCCCGCTCCAATAAAAATAACACAAGACACACCAATAGAGCTATTAAAACACTCTATTGACATAAACGGTCTCCGCAATCGCGTATATGTGCAGGGCGGATCTATGCTGTCCGACACCCAGGAGCTTAGTTGGCTTACTGACGGGGTTGAGCGCTTTTGGAATCTGCCCTGGGGTCCGGCAGAAACAACGTTATATCTGAGCGGAACGCAAAAGTCCATCGGAGTTGAAAACATACACGAAGAAGAAAATTTTGATTTTATGATGAGTTTTACGGAAAAATATTTAAAGTGCAGCGCTCATACACCTACACCCAGCCAGGGAGAGCAATTCAACCTATTTGCCAAGCAGTATATACCTGTGATAACCGTTTTTGAGGACATCGCATCTCAAGCCGCGATAAAAGCCATACAAGGCGGTGACGGAATATATGAGCATTCCATAGTAGACACCTCCCTAGTGACTATACAGGCGGCGGAAGCCGTCGCACAGGCAGATCTAGCGCAACACGCCAACCCAGTGGTGTCGGGTGAGTTCCGGACCTGGACATCCCGCGGATGGTATCCAGGGCAGATCGTTAACATTAATTTGTCGGATCGTGGCATAGTAGGAGAGTACCAGATCCAGCGGGTGCGCTTGGAGCGGATCGGCGGTCCGGGTGAGTCCATACGGTGGATATATACGGTGACATATGGAGGGCGGCTACTGGGCTTAGCTGATTTTTTAAGGGCGCTAGTCTCGCGTCAGCAAAAGGACCGGGGAGAGGAAACTAAAATTATCCAAAAAATAGTATTTAGTGATGACACCATAGCGGTGTCCGATAGCTCTGACATAACGCCCGTAGTGCTACCGTACCGATATGGTGAGGCAAGATCTATATGGGGTGAGGTGGTACTGTGGCCGAGTTAAAATTTGATAGCAAGTTAAAGCTTGTCAGCGAGTGGACGTTTGAGCTGGAAGGCCAAGTATACGGACCGTATCAAAACGCCATCACGCCGGCCGGCTTTGGGGCTGTGGCAGATCTGATATCTCGTGTGCCCGCTCCATGGCTGGCTATCGGTAATAATACTAGCGACAGCTTTGTTTTAGGTGAAACATTTAGATCGCCGGTCTCGCTGGTTACAAGGGATCAGAATACAGTAAGATTTAGAACACAGCTTCCCCCTCCTGTGGCGAATGGAAACCATGAAAAATTTAGTATCTTGTTTTACGCATCAGCAACACCAGGGGGTAGCGAGATCATGTTTAACCAGTTGCGCCGACCGTTTTCTAAGGCGTCTAATCAAACACTTACTGTTGAGTGTCGAGTACATATTATTGCAGGGGGGTAGTGGACTTGTTTTATGCGTACAAGGATGGCAAAGTTATAAACGCGGCATCGCTAAATCAACTTATTGATTTGCAGCCGTTCACAAATTTTTACGATGGCGCGGCTGTGGTCAGCAGTCTGCCGGGATACAGCACCCCGCTCCGTACCGATGCATATAGCTATATACTGCCGATCACAGTAAACGGTAACCGTTTGGATCGCTTTGAGCTGGATATAGCAAGGGTTGGGACACCAGGGGATCTACAGATATCATTGCGCCGGGGCGTACCCATACCGGGCTATCCAACGGCGACACAGACGGTCTTGGTGTCATGGGCAATACCGGCGGAGTGGATACCTACTACACGAGATCCGGGGTGGTATGTATCTGTACCACTAGGTGTTACTATTACCCCGAACGAACAACTGTTCGTATGCCTTAATCGGGTGGGAAACTCAACAAACTACTATAATTTAGGTGCGGCAAATGCGCAAAATACCACGTATAGGACGTATCGCACAACGGCGCAAATTGGTGCCACTGGGACGTATACACAGGACAACCAATTAAGATATAGGCTCTTGACTGGCTTCGGTGGTCAATTAAAAAATACTGTAATGGGCGCAGATATAACCATGCTGGACTACAACGCTGATGGTGTGCACCGTGTATACAGGTTCCTGCCATCTGTAGATGGTGATGGGGGTATACGGGCAGTGACAACGTTGCAACGCACTAGTGGGCGTATATCTGCAGGGGTAGGAGGTAGAGTATAGATGTCTAGTTGGTGGGCTACGGTGATGGGTGAGCTTGGTTGGCTGTTGGGTACGCGCACAGACGCACCAGCAGCAGACGGGTCACTATTTGCGCAAATGCGCAACATAAAAAACACAACAGGGATAAAACAAGTTGTACGTGGAGGCTTTACTGGCTACGGCACTAGTGCAAACGTGGAAAGCATATTTACTGCAAACTTAAGCGCAACAGTTAATCCGGAAAAGTGTTTTGTTTTACTATCGGGGGGTAGAGCAAGTCAGTTTTCGACCGGAGGGGATAGTCCGGTCCCCCTGATGCATTTTTCCGCCCCGCGCCTACACGACCTCACGGCAACGCAATTGCAAATAAAAATGGTAGACAGTGATACAAGTAACCATGAGGTTAGGGCGTCGTATGAGGTGGTAGAGTACTACTAAAAAATGTAGCAGGAGGTTAGACACACATGGATATTATGACGCTAGTTACCTCCATCGAATTTGTAATTTTAGTTGCGCTAGGTATCTATTTTAAGTTCGAGCATGGGCGGATACAACTAAGGATGAAGCAAGATGAATTGCGGATCAAAGAGCAGGAGACCAGAGCGGCAGAACGGGAACTGGAAGGGATCTTAGCGATTAAATGTTTGCTGAGGGTGGCGGAACTGACTAGCGTAATGGCGCGTCTTATGAATAAAGAAGATGTAAACGGAGATCTAGAGCGGGCACAGCAACAGGTATCTGGGATCAAACAGGCGTATAAGGAGTTGCTGAAGTTGAAGGGGTTGGAAGGGATGGAGGAATTCAGATGATCATACGAGAACCGAAACTGACTTTTAAGTCACTGATTTTGCGAAAAGCCACAAGGTACGCCGTCATACATCACGTAGCGGGCGACAGCACTGTAGAAAAGATTCACGCCCAGCACTTAGGGCAGGGCTGGGCTGGGATAGGTTACCACTTTTTCATTGATTTCGAGGGGATCGTGTATCGTGGTCGCCCATATAGTGCTGAAGGGGCGCACGTCCTGAACCAAAACTCGGACAAGATCGGGATCTGTTTGAACGGGAATCTGGACGTCCGAAAGCCTACGGACGCACAGATCAAGTCTTTAGTGTGGCTTTTAGGTGAGATCAAAAAGGACTATCCGGGCATTAAGATAGTGGGTCACGGGGATCTTATGGCTACTAATTGTCCCGGCAGATACGTAAATGTAGCCGAAATAGCGGCTCAGGTAGAAGAAGGAGGGGATCTAGAAGTGAGATACCAGAAAGCAGGGGACATACCGGCGGGTGATCTTAGAAACGCGATCACGAAACTACTAGAGCAAGGGCATCTAAAAGGCGACCAAAACGGGAACCTAGATCTTAGTATGGATATGATCCGGATTCTCACGGTCATTGATAGGATTGGTCTATATGGCGCGACACCGAAAAAAAGCTGTTGAGGTTAACACAAAAAACATCGACCAGGAGGTTGGTACAATGGGTTTAGTTGATTCTGCTTTAGCGCAAGCTAAAACCGATCTTAGATCACCTAAAAAATGGTATACTTCTAGCACCATTCAAGGCGCTATTGTGATTTTAATTCTGGCGGCGGTAAAACTTTTAGGTATTTCGATCATTGAACTAGAGCAGATGTTCGATGATCTGATAAATATCGGACAAGCGGCGGCGGGTATGTGGGTAATTTTCGCTAGGCTCCTAGCCAGGCAGACTCTTGAATAGCTGGCTGACCTCTGCGTCAGCTAGTCGGAAGATATTTTGCGCTACTCTAGTCCTCATGGTGTTAGTTAGTATATGTGGCTACCTCAGCATATATACTGACCGGTTGGATCTACTTCTTGGCACACGCATACTAGAAGTAGATCCTATTTTTCGATTTGGGGCGGAACTATGTATGTTTTCTGTTCATATGCTCTTATTCTCTTGCATAGTTCTGGACATATATAGCCGGGCGATTTTTCGCGTACTCCTCCCATACGTCGCCGTCCATATCGCGCTGGCTACCTACTGGGCTGGGCGACCGGACATGTTCTTGTATCTGTCTACGGTCGCGCCTCTAACTTATTTGCTTATAGTTTCGGTGTACCAGAGGACACTAAAAGGTGCAACTTATCGAATGTTCATAGCGTCTGTATTAGTGAACACATACTTATATCTTTCCATAGCGGCTAAAACCGGGCAGTTTAAACTAAGTTTTGCGGACGTAAGTTTTTATCAGTCTCTTGTTTTTTATCCGGATTTACTTATGTTCACCGGTGTACTTTTTTGTATAGGAGGTGAGAAACACCACCATGACACCTTGGAAACTGTTTTTCCCGAAAGTATCAGCGCTGATCGGCTGGATTATGAAGATGAAATAGCTTTGAAAAAGTTTGGCGACCTGCCCGGTTTTGCTAGATTTTTAGGAAACATTTTCGTGATCTCATATAATATTTTATCTTGGGTCTTTATTCTAGCGTGTTGTTATCTAGGCGGGGCGCTAATAGAGGGGTTTGTGATCTCTTCCGCCATAATCGTTTTTGGCGCGATCATCCGGCATCGTTGGCATTCTAAAAGCCTGACGGTGTGTTTGGTCGTCAGCGCCATTATATGTTTTGCCCTTGCCCGGGCAGTTCCGGCGATCATGTATAGCTGGTTTTTGCCCGTCCTTGCTGGGTTGGGGGTGATCTATGGTATGCACAGGTTGGCCGTGATCCTCGAAAAAACGCTTCCCAAACGACCGATTTTCTTGCTAGAAAAATACTGTGATTTCGCTACCATGAAAGAGATAGCGGAAGAAAAGGGACTGACACCGAAAGAGATTGAATTATTAGAACATAAGTTCTGTAAAGGGTTCTCGCAGGTGCAGTTAGAAGTTAAGTTTTCTGAATGGAGCTTGAGCAGTATAAAAAGAATGATCAAGACCGCTAAAACTAAATTCGAAGCCTAGAAACAAAGGCTTTCTGCCTTCCTGGGTCAATTTAGCTCAACAATACAGTTGAGCTAAATTGACCTTTTTTGTGTGCAAAAATCAAAGTAAAGGAGGCGATCAAGTGTATAATCAATATCCTTTTCCGCTGGGCTATGGGGTGTATCCATATCCTGGCTATGAGACCACACAGCAGAGACTTGAGAGGGCGTCACGCGAAGCTTACCTTCGAAGTCCCGAATATCTAGCACAGCAGAGATCACCCCAACAACCGCTACAGGAGTTCGTGGCGGTGGCAGTAGATAGCGAAGAGGCGGCACGAAACCACCCGCTAGACTTTAGCGGCGGTCTGCAGATCTTCCTGGATCGCGGTACAGGAAGAGTCTACCTGAAGCAAATTAATCCCGGCACGGGGCTGCTAGACTTCGATGTGTATGAGAAGACTACCACCCTAGATCCGCAAAGCGCCCCCGCCGTGGACAAACTGGATGTACTGCTCCAAGAGGTTAGGGATCTTAAGGAGGCGTTTAAAAATGCTCAAATCGATCCTGACTAGCTTCATCGCGCCCGTACTATCACGCGTCCTGGGAGCGGCTCAGAGCCGTCCTGACGTGATCATGGGGATGCTGGAAAACTGGAACCCCGATACGAAAAAGAGACTGCAGACTAACCAGCTGTGGCAAGCTCTGAAAGGAAAATCGCCCAGAGAGATAGAGGAATACGCGGCTAACCTGATCAAAAACCCCCAATTTGTATCTGAAGTTTTAGGAACAGTCGATCCGGGCTTAGCTCGGCGGGTGCAGAATAGCCCCATATACCAGAATCTCCGGGACAAGAATCCGGATGAAATCGGACGAATTCTTACGAATCTAGCAGGATCGGCAGGATTACTACGAAGACAATAACGCTTTTAAAAGCGATTGTAATTATATTAGAGGAGGTATGGCAATGTTTGCAGGCGGCAAGGACTACCCGGATATCATACAGACCGGGGGCGGTGACGGCTACGGCATGATGGGCGCTTGGTGGATTTTTGCACTGGTAATCATCTTTTTCGCGCTAGTTTTTTGGGGTCGGAAAGATGAAAAACGCGCGGGTTTTGAAGATCTATTAGGCGCGGCGGCAATTGGACAAATGAATAAACATCAGGAACCGCCGGGATATTTCGCAGACATAAACGGTCGTTTCAATGATATTTCCCGTCAGATCGCGCACGTAGAGGACGCGAACGCATGGCGAAAGATTGACTCCGATCTGTACGGTCTGAATCAAAACGTTAATCAGCAGGCTTTCAATCTATCTGCACAGGTACAGCAGACCCGATTCGATCAGCTGGTCAGCATGAAAGACATGGAGGGCAAACAGGCCCTCGGTTTTGCTTGCGTTGATCGCAACATAGACAGCGTTAAGTATGCTGACGCTGAAAACACCCAGAAGATCATGGCCCGCATTAATGACGTAGAAAAGCGCATGGATCAAAGTACTATCGACCGGCTTAGAGACGAACTTTATAAAGAACGTCTTGCCGCTGGTCAGTATCGGCAAGATCTGTTAATTGAGCGCAACGGTGATCGTGTTATTGGCGCGTTGACGCGCCGTGGAGGCTTACCACCCTGCCCGCCGGGGTATCCTACAGGTGCGGCAGCGTATGGCTACGCCGATCCTGCTTTTGGTTGCTAGTTAGCTGTTTTGCGCGTCCTAGGCGCGTTATAACATGCGGTCAATGCAACTAATAGTTAGGGTAGGCGGGAAAATTGGCGTTTTTTGTAACGCGTTCCTGCAGGATTACATTTTACAAAAATTGAACTGTTTATCACGACTTTTTAGTTGCATTGATTGCAATATAAAAAAAGGAGTGATTGAATTTGTTTAGACCTAACGGATACGGATTGAACAACATTAGTGTGCAACGGAAAATCGGGTGTGGCTTCAACCCCGGTTTCGCACATTTCGCACGTAAGCATGATTGCGGCCCGAATGTACTAAGAAGCGGTGACGTGCACAACTATCCTATAGTATGCCCGCCCCCGAAAATCATTACTATTGATCGTGTCGTTCAAGTAGAGGGCGTCGATAACGCGCTCTTCCTGGTTGGTGATGTTGAGGGCTACCGGATGAACCGGAATTTCATGTGTGAGATCCCAGGGGACGCCATCAACGTAGTATCTGGAAATTTCCCTTCCTATCTACTATTGAAAAACGGCAACCTGCATACTCTAGGATTCTCGACCGCAAACATTGAAGCTGTGCTTCGTCAAAACAGACACATGTTCAGCCGTGACGGTGTCCTTACTGCCGATTTGGAACTGTTTCCGGAACTTGCGCCACAGGACACCAGCGTAGAAGGCATGGGTGCAGAGAGCTGTTGCAAGCCAGAAAGACATTTCAAATACCGTGTAGTGAGCAACGCGACATTGAACGATTGTTCGACTACCATCGAGATCATTGTCTACGAGTGCGAAGAAGTGATTGATCGGGAAATCTGGTACCTCATACCGGTCAGAGCAGAAAACGGCAACACGATCAAAGGATTTAACTGGGCGGCGTGGGATGACAGCCCCCGTACTTTCGGAGAAGCCATATTCATTCCGGGACGTAGCACAGAAAACGGGCAGTTTATTCTTGCGAACTATCCGACTTGCTACAAACCTGGGTTACATTATGCGCACATAAACTATTCTAACGGATGCTGCAGTAACAGAGGGAAAGTCTGGTAATAGGTAGGCGGGGCTAGTCCCCGCTCTACATATAAAAGGAGGGTTTTAGATGCCACATAGAGCCAAACAATACCTTGATGACCTTGCGGATGATATTTTTGATCATATGGAAAAACGGCCACACGAGCGGGAGATCATAGATCGCATGACGCGCCACTATGCCGACGTCCATGACATGGTGGACGGTCACGAACAGCGGGCACGTCGAGACGGCGTACCGCATCATGACGAATGGCCTGCATCTACGGGCGATCCTGTGCCCCCGGCAGGGGCTAGAAGACGGAGAAGGTGATCAGGTGATAGATCTATCCATGTACCGACAGGGTCTTTTGCATCGGCTGGAAAAGATCGAGAAGCTGGACACTGACGCTATACTGGATATAGCTGATTGGATCAGAGCGCTGGACGACATAGAGGCTTTCTGGGAACGCCACGATAAGTACTCAGATATTCGGGACGAACTGGGAGCGGCGGAAAAGTATCACGATCAGTGGAAAGCTACGGGAAACGTCACGTACCAGAATATCGGTCTAGAAGAGTTGAAACACGCGAAACAGATCATGGATATCTTGAAAAACGTACCAAAAGATCTCTTGGATCAGTATGATCGACTTATGAAAAAACTGAAATAATCGCTAAAAGCCTTGCTGTTACTGAAGCAAGGCTTTCTCTTTTATCCGAAAAAAAATATTAAAAATAATTTTATAAAATGCTTGACTTCGTATATACGAGATGATATACTTATATCAGAAAGAAAAAACAAAGGATTGGAAAGCGGTACTACGGAACAGCAACTATGGGACGCTGAGGCTTGATAAACCAGTAGCCGAGCCGGGGCGGCAAAACCCCGGCAACAAAAAAAAGGAGGATTTAAAAAAATGAAAAAAATAGTAGAACTGACGAAAATGAGTCACCTGGTTAGCGTGGTATACCGTACATGTCAGGAGCTAGAGGGGGCCTATGGGCCAAAATTACACATGGTTACCAGCTTGGAACAAGCTCTCGATAAAACATGCAGTGCCTTACCCTCCCCGGAAGCGGAAGATCGCGTCATGAAGTACGCACTTAAACTTTTAGATACCGGCGCCATTGCCGGCGTTGGTGGTAGCGAGCACCAAACAATAGTTCTGTTGCGGCGGGATGTCCTGATACCGAAACCAAAAGCCATGCATCTATCCTGTGACACCTGCTGGTACCAGGACAGCGCTAAAAAATGCGCTTGCCCGGCGTCAACAGAGTTCGGGGAAGACTGCTGTGTGGGTGCAGTATTCGGCGTGTGTGTTGAGTACGTCTGCAACGTGCGCCAATTGCCAACCCTGCCAGAACTGGACATCCGAGTTAAGTATCGGGCCGCCCTGGACTTGATAGCAAATAGCGGATATGGCGGATGTCCAGACCTATCCGACTGTGAAAAGTGTTGCGGAACCCCCGCAACACAAATATTAGAAGACAACGGTCGCGACGTAAGAGCCGTTATAGAAGGCTGTCGCAGTCAATACGACCTAAACACCGGCGCAGGCGGTGTTTTAGATGACAGGTACCACACAAAGCGGCAAAAAGAATGGGATAAATGGTTTTGTGAGCGCGTGGGCGGGTTTAAGGGGGTCTCTAAAAATGACTAGAGTAACAGATTTAGTACGTTTTAGCCGACGCGACCCTGACATTCCGGGGAAACGGAGCAACATAATCACCGATTTTGAAACGGCATATACCCTGACAGGGGAACCGCCTGAAAATGAGGGTGAAGTTCTTCAGGAGTTGGTGAATGTCGGAGCCATCGTAACAGAAACCTGGGTGCTGGTCATAGTGAGGAGGAACATTTCCGCCCCGCGCGGAAAGAAACCGGCGTGTGATACCTGTCGGTGGACCGATTCCGTAGATGTATGTCAATTCCAGAAAGGAGGTCGTCCCGAAGACGCCGGGGTGTGTGAAGATTACCGATGCAGGTTGTACAGAATGATTACTAGTGGGCTACTAGGATACCCCCAATGGGGCTATACCGATCAATTCCTGGAAGATAGAGGGAGGGGGTAGATGGCATGGAGACTTGTAGAGCGTGTACCTTTTGGGGTGTGGGTTATGAAGATTGCCCTAAATATTTCGACGACGAAGTAATTAGGGCGGAAGAGTGTTTAAATTTCACACGAAGATCAAAGCTGGACAATGGTGAAATATCGTGCTGGTACGATGAGTTGTTGACCGTACTAGAAAGTACGAAAGAAGATCCACAAGATCTAATTACTACCTTGACCGACGAGGAATTACATGAGCAGTTTCCTGCTGGGTTTGGCGGGACCTATGGCCGCCCGTTCACTGCATGGGGCAAAAAATATGTATACTTTCCCGTAGTGTATGACGGATCTGAGTGGGTAGGCTACGCCCCTAGGAACCCCTGTTGTGAAAAAACTAAGCACCAAGGAGGCAGTTAAAGGAGGTGATCAAACTGCCCAGGGACTATAATAAAGAGTACACTACACAGATGGCGGACCGCGCACAGATTGTTGTGCGCATACCGAAAGAAGATCGCCAAAAACTAGACGAACTCACAGCCAGGAAGACAATTACTAAGTGGGTCCGTGACCACATTAAAAACGATTATAGAAAGATGGTGAAGAAATGAAGCTGATAGAGCTAGGAAAGGCGCTTTTAACCCTCGGTTTGGCGATTACAAAAATAGTATTCTGTGCGATAGTCATTTCTGGAATATTACTTTTTGTGTGGGCGATAGCGTCGTCCTGAAAAAGTAAGAAAAAACAAGATATCCAGAGGTAAAGTAATCGTAAACCCGTATAACTTTATAAAATGCTTGAATTTACGAGTTTATGTTTACCGGTAAATGTGCTAGAATCTCACTATGAAAGGAGGTCGGGACTATGGAGGCTATAGAATGGTGGGTTGCCCAGCTAGAACGTGCTGAAGAGCTGACCGCCGCGTGCGATCCAGGATCTAATGCCTATAGGTATTTTATAGGTACTGTGGACTATTACCAGAGAAAGCTGTACACTTGTAAGATCCCGGAATCGATCATATGTTCGTAGACATCTACGACACAGATCGAAAATACGGGGTAGTCTATGCAGATCCGCCATGGCGCTATGATAATCGCGCTAGTCACGGGGCGGCAGAAAAGCACTATCAGACGCTCAGTCTGCAAGATTTATGTGCGTTGCCGGTCAAGGATCTACTGTTACCGGACGCGATATTGTTCTTGTGGGTGACTTGGCCCCAGCTTACTAGTGGGCTGTATGTCATGCCCAGCTGGGATTTCCGGTATAAAACTTTAGGTTTTATCTGGATAAAACAAACCAAAAACGGCCGGCCGATTTTTGGGCTAGGGAACTATACCCGCGCCAACTCGGAACCCTGTCTGATCGGTGTGAAGGGACGACCAGCTATAGAGGATAGATCGATCAGCCAGATAGTGCTGGCCGAAAGGCGGAAGCACTCACAGAAGCCAGATGAAGTCAGAGATCTGATCTCTAGGCTATGCGGTGACGTACCTAAACTAGAGCTTTTCGGGCGGGATCATCATCCCCGGTGGGATGTCTACGGAGACGATCCGCTATTATGATTAGCTATGACATCCTGTGGGTGTGTGATCGCATGAAATGCGGGGCGCTCGGTTCGTGTTGGCTCGGAGACTCGGGCTGTACCCTTACGGCGGATCTAGAATATGCGGCGGATCTCAGGATCTTTGTGTCTGTCGAAAAATTATGTTTTGGTGACATAGAGATCGTCGATTTCCCAGAAGGGAGGTGATCGTATCCAGACCAAACTCAATAAGCGGGAAAGGAGGAAACACGCCGGAAAAAGGCGCGAAGTAGTGTTAAGCGTAGTCGAAAATCGAGTATTAGAAAGTATACTAAAAACTTCAGACCGGAAATTCCCTGAGTGGGTCCGGTCGAAAATAAGGGAGGAATATCTAAAAGATGGCTAGATTTATTCTCGAATTTGAAACGTATGATGAGTTGAGCGAAGTTATTAAGATCGCAAAGAAAAAGGATTGGCCGCTGGGAGCAAAAACCGAAAATACCCAGCAGGCCGAGGTGACAGAGATAGCACCAGCAGCAGCACCAGCAGCACCAGCAGCACCAGCAGCACCAGCAGCACCAGCAGCACCAGCAGCACCAGCAGCACCAGCAGCACCAGCAGCACCAGCAC